ATGGAAACGAAACCCCTTGGCCCAGACGAGGCCTTCGCTCGCGATCTGGAGCAACTGGACCGCGAGCTTGAACAGCGCGACGGCGCAGACATTCCCGCCCCGACAGTCGACCTGGTCGCCGGGCTCGTCGCCGGCATGCGTCTGGTGGGGCGTCCGCAATGAGCGACTTTGTCCCAACCGCTACCGAGCTTCAGCTGGCCCAGATGGTCGCCGTTTGGCGGCAGGGCGAAGCGGCCAGGCATGACCCCGTGTTGGTCAACATGCTGGCTCGCCATGCGGCCACGCTGAACCGCATCGCTCCAGGCGCTGCCGAGAAGGTTCTGGCTGCCTTTGAAGACATGAAGGCGCAGGGGTTGTCACTTCGCGCCGCGTCAGGAGATCATCCATGACGCGATACAAGGGCATGTCGAGCAAGCAGGTGCTGGACGCGAATGATCTAGCGGAGTTGGACGACATCTACCGCCGCCTCCAGCGACTTCACGGCCAGTTGAACCCGGTATCATCTCAGCGCTTTCCGCTAATGGCCGCGTCGGCAACGGTGAAGGCCGCTTGGACCGACCTCAGCGGCGCTACGTTTAGCTGGAGCTACCCTTATGAGGGCATGGCGCGCGCTGTCGCTCGGTCCAGGAGCAAGCTTCAGGAGCCGGACTCCACAACCGGCTGAGGGCGTGAGAGGCTTCGTCTATGTGCAACAACTATCGCCTGCACGTCCCGGCCAACCAGATCGCGGCGCCGTTCCGCGACGCGGGGCGGGCGCTCGTCTTTCCGAGCGGTCTGCCCAACTTGGCGCAGGCCGACTACCGCATCGGCGACGCCGCGCCCATCGTCACCCAAGGCTCCGAGGGACCGCAACTGACCATGACGCCCTGGGCATGGAAAAGTCCGACCGGAAAGCCCGTCTTCAACTTCCGGTCGGACGGCCGATCTTTCGCCAACTCGACCCGGTGCCTCATTCCGGCCGACGGTTTCTATGAGTTCACGGAGCCCAAGGTGCAGGGACGCAAAACGAAGTGGCTGTACACGATGATTGATCAGCCGTGGTTCTGGATCGCCGGAATCGTCAAAGACGGTGCGTTCGCCATGCTGACGACCGAGCCAGGCCCCGACGTCGCGCCTTACCATGACCGCCAGATCGTTCTTCTGCCCCCCGGCGCCGGCGTCCACTGGCTGGATCTCAGCGCAGCCGAAGACCTTATTCTGCAGCCCTCCCCCGCCGGATCGTTGACCGTGCAGAAGGTCTGGCCGGAAACGCCATGACGGCCGAGACCGATCTGCAGAAGGCCGCCCGGTTCGAGCTCGAGGCCCGTGATCTGCACCGCCGATCGCGCGCGGCGGCCAGTCTGCCCGCGTCCATCGTCCTGCGCTTTCGCGCGCTGTGGAAGGAGGAAGCGGCGCGGTTGCTGAGGCAGCGCAGCCGTTAGACTGCGCGCTCGCAACTCAGCTACACCGCTGCGGCCGCCTAACCAGCTGTGCTTTCGGTTGCCCGCTCAGCGGCATTGTCAGCTCGCGCTCCATCGGCCCCTAACCGATAGCCGACGAACAGCCCGACGAAGAGCACCACCACAATGAGCACGGCAGTCCACCATGCCCGCTTTTGGTTTGTCTGAAGTTCGGTCATGCGGGGAGAGTAGCTTGGAGCCGAACCATCAGAAAGCAGAAAGCCCCGCCACCCGGTGAAGGGCGATGCCCGTCCCTTGATATCGGCAGCCACCTCGTGACATGGCTCTGCTTAGGGCTCTCTTCTGGTCGCGCGGAGAATTACTTATGGCAAGTTTCATAGCAGCGCTCACCCTGGTCGCTGCGGTCACTCAAGCGGCAGACAGCACGGCTCCTTCGCTCGAAGAAATGGCGGCATATGCTCGCAACGCCTATGTCGAATGTCTCAACCAAGCGGCGCTACATCTCGAGGCCAGCGGGGAGACAGCAGGGGTGGTAGTCGACGCTGCCTTCACGCGTTGCAAGGACAAGAGAACTGATGTCCGTGTCGTCCTGATGGAACACCTTCGACGAAACGGAGTTCGTGATCGGGATATACCGGACCGCTCCGAGGGCGCTCTTCGTCGTGTCGATGACATTCTGCGGCCTGAGCTGGTCCTTGCTGTGACCGACGCGCGCGCTCGCAAGAAGTAAATCCCCGCCACACGCGCCACAAATCGGGGATGGTCACGTCTCAGGAACCCTCATTGCGTTGCTCTCCCGACGCAGAAAGCCACGCCGTCCGGTGAGGGCGACGGGACACATAATCTGCGACTCAGCTACACCGCTGCCCATGACGCCCGACCAATTAAACGACGCCCTTGATGCCATGGCCGCAGCCGCAGGCGATGACCCCAACCTTCTGCCGGGACTCATCACGGTCGAGACTGATCACTGGGTCAATGTGCTGTCTGCTGTGCGCGCCAAGTGCACGGCCCTACACGACGGTCTGCGCCATCGAGACATCGTCATCCACGTCGGATCTCAGCAGAAAACGAAGGTGCTGACCCGAGCGGAGGCCGGGGAGCGGGGCGCGCCGTATCGGGATCTAGTGCCGCTAAGCTGACGTGCCCTCCACCGCAGACAACAATGGAGGGCGCGCGCTTCTCCCCGGATGCGCACACGAGCCAGCATCGCAGCGCGCGGAGCCAACATACCCGGCGCAAGAGGGTTCCCTGCGCTTGGAACCCTTCTCCGCGCCTTCGACTTTAACGGCCTGCTCAGGAGGTCGATCATGGTTGTCCGTTCACGCGCCACACTCAGAGATCAGGCTGGTGTGAAGCTGGTTCGAATCGAGCGCCTGGCGAAGCAGCAGCGCGAGATTTCTTTTCGGCTTTCGTCCCACCGGGACGGCAGCCAGCGCCTGATCACGGATGAAGCCGAGGCGCACCGGGCCTTCGCGCGCGAGGTCGCGGCTTCCCTCCAGGATCCGGTTGTCCTCGGCTTGATCGAGCGCGGCGTCCTCCAGAACTGAGCGACCAGCCCTTGAAACCCCGCGATCTCTGACCAGATAGCGGCCGCCTTCAATCTTCACTGGAGAAGCTTCGATGCGAACCGTCGTTGTTGAACCCTTTGGCGATATATGGGCTGTCCGACTGGACGACGTTGAGCCGCAGCTGTTCGCGCGCGGCCGCGCGGCGGAAGACGCCGCCAAACAGATTGCGCACAGGCTCGCCGCCGCCGGCGACCATGTCGAAATCCACTTGCACCTGCGGAACGGCCAACAGGCCGCGCGCTTCATCTGCCTACCGCCGCTGTCTGAAGACGACGGGCCGTTGCTCGTGGGGGGCAGCTTGCTGGCCTCCAGCGCGCGCCGGACACAGATTCAGGCCGACAGCGTCGTCGCTTAAATCCTGCCTTCGATACGAAAACCCCTCGCCGGCGCTTGGGGCATCCGGCGAGGGGCGGGGCGGTTCTACAGAGGGCAGCCCCAGAGGATGGGGAGGGCTGCGATGCCCCAACTGACAGGGTGACGCGCGGTTCCAAATGACAAAAAGCCCGCCCTCCGAAGAGAGCGGGCCTCAATGGCGGAGCCCGAAGCTCGACGCCTTGCAATCCGGGCTCGCATCACCATCTAGGTTTCGAGCCTCGGCTCATTAGGCCCGTCTGAGTCCCAATGTGGCAGACGGGTTTTCTTATGCCCGTCAGCCAGGCCTGGGCGGCAACTCAGGCGGCGGCGGGCAACTCAGCCCCTTCATCCCCATCTCATCGAAGAACCGGCACAGGCGCCCGACCTGCGCCCAACCCGCCTCGCCCCAGGCCTCGATGGCGTTGTCGTGCAGCTCGCCGGCGATCCGGCTGGTCAGCACATCGTCGGGCGGGACCGGCTTAGGCTGGACCCTCAAGTCCTCGACAGGCGGGCGGGATGCGCCCAGTGTCCCGCAGCTGGCGACACCGGCGCTTAAGCTCACGCTCATCAGGCACGCCGTCAGGTAGGGCTTGCGCCGCATGGTCTCTCTCCTCTTGCCGGTCACGGATGGTGGTGGTGTCAGTCAGTCGTTCGCCGGCGGCCGTTTCCCGCGCGCTGGCGGCCTTCGCCTCGGTCTTGGCTTGCTCGGCGGCCTGCTGGTGCCGAACGCCCTGTGCGCCCCGGTGCGCGCAATAAGCCCCGAAGATCATGAAGGCGGCGAGGACGGCGAAGATCAGCCAGGTGCGCGGCGGGAAGGTGCGCCAGAGGGCGAGGAACGCGGCGATCATCTCGCCCATTCCCCTGTCTTCCCGTGCAGCCAGTTCAGGAACTGGCCCACGGTCTTGCCCTTCAGGATCGACGGATTGGCCGCCGTCGCCGCGGGCCCAGCGATCAGATCCGCGCGGTCGTTCACGTCGGCCTTGATGACCTTGGCAGCGGTCCCAGCTCCGAAGAAGTGCGCTGCGTAGAGCGAGGCCTTGTTGATCGGAATGCCCTGCGACTTCAGGTGGGCTGCGTTCTTGGCGGTGAAGGTTTTGGCGCGGGCTAGTTGCTCTTCCTCCGACGGCTTCAGGCCGCCGAACGCGAGGGCCATATCCGGCCCCCAGCGACCGCCCTCGCCGATCCAGGTCGAGCGGATGAACTGATACAGCCCCGACGCGCTGGACGAGGCGGCCTTCACATAGAGCCGGTCGTTGCTCTCGATCTTGGACAGCATGGGCCAATAGTCGGCCGGGATCTCGCCACTCGACGGGGAAGGCGCCTTGACGCCCGCCAGCGCCGCCAGCTCTCTCAGTTTGGCTTCCGTATCCCGCCCAGGCCATCCGTCCTCGGTCAGGCCGAACGTCCGCTGAAACAGGCGCACGAATTCGTCGTCGCTCATCATGCTCATGGCGAGGTCTCCAGTTCAGTTTTGAGGAAACGAGGCGCAAAAACGACCGTTGTTCGGCCGATGCCTCAATTGTTAACGACAGACCGCCCCGGTCTGTGGCGGGGTGATTCGATGGAACCCCTGGGGGAAACAGATCAGGCGCTGGATACGCTGTGGCGCGGCCTCTACGGCGAGCCGCTGCCTTTACGCGGCGCCTCTTCGTTGGCCCTCCGGATCATCCTCGAAACCGAGAGGCCGTCATGCCCACACGAAAGCACCGCAATCGCTCAGCCTGGCGGCTCTCGCCGTTTGAGGCTTCTCTCTGCGTGATGAGCCTCGCCTGCATCATCGGCGCGTTGTGGACTGCGGGCGTGGTCTAGGACCGGCCGCCCTGCCAGCCGCAACCAAATCCGGCTCAGCTTGTTGGCCTGATATGACTGGACTTGGTGGATATCTGCTCGCAGCGCTCGACAGCCTCTTCAAACGCCTGACCGGGAACGAGCGCTTGCTCTAGTTGGCTTCCGAGGCCTGATTGCGCCCGAAGTAGAAGCCAAGGATCAGCAGCATCCCGTCCTTAAACATGGACGCCACCAGCATGACGGCGTCGGCATAGCGCTCGGCCACCATGTCGCCCAGCCAAGCTATCACCGGCAGGAACAGCAGGTTGCCGGCCAGGAAGCCCAGGGCAAGGACAGTCGTGGTGCGCGGCAGGTTGATCACCTGCGGCCACCAGCGGGGCGGTTTGCGGCTCATGCTCCTGGACTCCTGCGACGTTGACGGGAAGGCGCGGCAGGCAGTTCCATCGCCTTGCTCGCCCGGTCGGTCATGATGTTGGAGAGCGATCGCTGAAGGCCGCTCACGTCACGGCTGATGTGGCTGATATCGCCTTGAGCGGTGTCCATCTGCACCGTCAGCTTGGTCACAGCGTCACGGATGCCCTGAAGGGCAGACCCGTCCCTTTCCAGCGTCGTCACTCGCTGCGATAGGCGCCCCAGCATGAAGGCGAAGACCGCCACCTGGACGAACAGCCCCGCGCACAGGCTCGCCATGGCCAGCCAGACAGATGGCGTCATGCGCCGCCCTCCCGTTTCAGATTGTCAGGAAACGTTCCGCCAGCGGCGAACCGGGTTCGTCAGCGCCGGGTCAGCCGCCCGGTCGCAAAGCCTGCCGCAAACACCGCCAGCAGGATCAGGCCCGCCACAATGGCGACCTCGATGATCAGGCGGTCAAACATCGCCGGGCCAGCCGGTCATCCAGTCGACCGACGACGGATCGGCGGCCGCCCGCACCTGAGACTTCAGGGCGCCGCCGTAGAATAGCAGGGCCGCCCCGTGCGCTGTGATCAGCGACAGCACATGCAGCACCTGATCCGCTGTCGTCTGGACGTTCCAGTTGTCCTCGGCCCGCATGGGCTGGATGGTGCCCGGCGCGCCCAGCACCCTGGCCGTCAGGGCCGCGCCCTGCGCCGTGCGCCAGTTGTCCTGGTCCTCGGTTCGCATCTGAAGCAAGCGAACGCCTGCCGCGATCTCCTGCCCGAAGCCCGGCCCCTTTGCGGTCCGTTCGTCATCGAAGGCGAGCGTGGTCCCGAAGTCATAGGCGAAGTCCAATGCGGTGCGCCGGTCCCGCTCGGCGTCGATCTGCCGACAGATGTCCTCCGCCGTCAGCGCGGGAGGCTCAGGCGCGATCCACACCGCCCCGGCCGCCTCCAGCCGCGCCGGGTCGCTGGGCGGATACTGATAGCCGTCTATCAGCGGCCAGCCGCTGCCGGGGTCGAGCGGAAGGGGTTCACCGTTCAGGTGCCACATGTCAGATCACCAGTTGTATGGGGTTTTCAGTGTGGCGGTGAAGGGGTTCCGCGTCCAAGCGGACCCTGACGACCACCATATTATCTGCTCGCAAGAAACGATTGAGAGCGCCCCAACACCTTCTAGGTTGAGCGAAGTATAGCCATTCACAGCCTTTCCGGTGAAGGTGGACCTAGATTGGTTCGTCGCGCGCAGCTTCAAGTATATCTTTCGTCCCGGGTCCGCCCCTGACAAATCGCCATCTGGCAAACTGTGCTGAACAAGCCTTCGGACCGGAGCGCCTAGACCCGAATCGTTCGGCACATAATCCCCTAGCGGCGAACCATACATTGAGCCGATAAACGCATCGGCAGTTGTGACGTAGCTGCGGACCTGATCCACGCCGAAGTTGATTCTCTGTGCCCATGGCACATTCCCGTGGGTCGCGATGGTCTCGATATGCGTCACAAATGCCGAATACCCGTCGTCCGTCGCCCCCGCCGCCATGATCCCCGGATTAGGAAGGAACATCAGGCGCTCCACTTCGAAGCCGGGAACAGGATCACAGCGCCTGCGCCACCGATCATGTAGGGGATGCGGGTCGAGGCGTTGACGCCTGCCTCGATGGTGATGCCGCCCTTCGGCATCCGGTGGGCTGAAGCAAAGGCCAGGGTCGCAGAGCCCGTGGCGTTGGAGACGTTGATAAGGCCGGTCTGCCCCGGATAGCCGCCCGAGGGCGGCCCCAGCGTCCCGTTCGCGTCCAGCACGATCTGGGCGTTGATGAAAGTGCTGAAGTTGATCCCGACGGCCGCGTCCGTGCGCGCAATGACAACCGTCGCCAGCGCATCCGCCATGACCTTCGGCGAGATGATCTTGCCGTCCGCCGTCCCCGCGCGAACCTCGGCCACCGTGGCGAAGACGACCTGAGCATCTGAGCCGGGCGCGCCGTCCGCCCCCGCAGGCCCTTGCGGCCCCTCGTCGCCAGGATCGCCCTTGTCGCCTTTGTCCCCTTTTTCGCCCTTGCCGAACGGGATGGGCGTGGACCAGCCGCTGGGCGCCACCCGGAAGTAGAGGTTGCCGTTGTCGACATCGAGATAGGAGAAGCCGACCGACTCGGCGTCATAGGCGTCGCGGCCCGCCAAGGAGCCTTGGGCATTGACCGCGAAAGCATCGCCCCGGTCGCCCTTCTCTCCCTGATCGCCTTTGTCGCCCTTCAGGCCCCGCTCGCCCTGGACGCCCTGTTCGCCTTGGACGCCCTGCTGGCCTTGCTCGCCCCGGTCGCCCTTGTCTCCCTTGGGACCGACGTCGCCCTGATCGCCTTTCGGGCCGACATCCCCAGTTTCACCCTTTGCGCCCTGGGGGCCAACAAGCGAAACCGGCACGCCCCAACCCGTCAGCGTCTTCGGGCCATACAGCGCGCCGTTCACCGTGTCATAGGCGAAGGTGTTCAGCTCGCCGAGCGCGACGTCAGGCGGACCCGCCGTCAGAATTAGACCGTTGAGACGAGCCAGGAACCGGCTGACGCGGGCGGCCAGATCCGCGTTGGACAGGGTGCGCGTCGGCCAGTTCTCAGTCGCCGCCGTTAGTTCGGCGATTGCCTGCGCCTCGGTGATAGTCCCTGCGTTCAGGCGGGCGTTGATGTCGATCTGAGCGGCAGACCATTGAGCGTCGGTCAGCGCCATGTCAGACCGCCGCCTCGTTCAGAGCGACCTCTAGCGCCCTTTCGGCCGTGATAACGGCCATCTGCGCCCGGTCCCGATCCAGTTTCAGCGCGGTCAAGTGAGGCTCGACGTATGGCGTGAGGATTTGAGGGCCGAGACGACCCAGCTCGTCACAGGCGGCGGCGATCCCGGCGATCAATTCGGCGGCGCGGGCCAACGGCTCTACATCGTGCTGGGCCTTACGGCGCAGCAGCTCGGCTTCCGCAGCGCGCAGGTCATTGGCGTCGGTCATTCTGATCTCCTGAAAGGGGCTGGAATGTCTGGGTCAGAGCGTCGAAGCGATGCGTCGCTCCGGTGATGCCAAGGTCGAGATCCGAGACCACGACCGAAGCGCCCTGCAGAGGCGCGTCGTCTTCCACGCATGTGCCTGTGCGCAGGATCGCACCCGTGGCGTCGACCACGAAAAAGTAGACCCGGCTCATCGTTTGGTCTCCAGCAGGCGCATCTTCTTTGCCCCTACTGTCGCACCCGCAGCCGAGCGCATCTGAACCTTCCAAGTGTGCGCGCCTGCTGCGGCTCCCACGTCCACCGTAAAGGGGTGGATATAGCTTGAGACGACCGTGGTGATCTGGACGTAGGTCTGGAACGGATCCTGGTTGCCTTGGACATAGATGGTCTGCGCGCCGAGGAGGTCCATGACCGGCATCGTGTCCAGCACGACGTCGTCGCGCAGAAAACGAACTTCAATGAGCGCGTTCTGCCCCCCGGCGTTCACCGCTGAAACCTGCGCGCCAAAATCGATCGACACCTCGCCGCCGCCGCTCGCCATCGAGACCTGCAGAAGGTCTGTCCACGTGTTCAGGCCGACATTCGTCTCAATGGCGCTGGCCGCGCTGGCCCCCTTTGTGATCGCATTGCTTCGAATGGAGCCCGTGACGACCAGATTGCCGTTGATGGCGGCCTCGCCGTCAGAGAGCGTCAGAATGGGCTTGCGCTGCGAGCCGGTGACGAACCCGATTTGATCCGCACCCAGCAGGATGTGCGACCCTCCGCCGTCCGCGGAATAGAACTCAGCAAGCGCTGGCTGACCGCCCGAAGAGGACGCGACTATGCGGACCCGAGCTTCGTTCAGTTTCGTCTCGGCAGACTGCGCCGTAGACAGCGCAATCGCTGCAGTCGCCGAGACCCCGTTGAACTGTGAGGTCGTCGCAAACGTCAGGTTCGCCTCGACCTTGTAAGCGTCGACATAGGACTTCATCGACGCGTAGGTCGCAGCGTCCCCGTTCTCCCGCTCGGCCTTGGTGGCGTAGAGCAGCGAGGCCTCAGACGCCTTCGCATCAGAATAGGACTTGGCTTGCTGGAGCGTCGTCGCGCGCCCGGCGTCAACCTCGGCCTTGGTGTAGACCGTGTTCATCGCCATTGCGACGCGCCCGTCCGTGTAGGACCGAGATTGGTTCAGCGTCGCCGCCTGGGCGTCGTTCAGCATGGCGATGGTGGCCATGGTGTACGTGACTTCGGCGATCTTGCTGTCCGCGTACTGGGTGGCGCCCTGATAGGCGATTGCGATCCCCTCGCCCCGCTCCTTGGCCTCCTTCACCAGGGCGTCGTTCTCGTTGAGGATCGTTTCCAGGACGAGTTCCGCGACCTGTTCGGCAGCTTCCGTCCCGGCCGCGATGTCCCCAACCTGGTCCAGTACCTCGCGCACGACCTTCTCGGCCGCATCAGGCGACAGGCCGCCAGCGATCAGGTCGCCGGCCACGATCCCGCACTTGATGTCCGGGTCGCTCTTGGCGCCGTTCTTCGCGACATACTGGAGCGAGACACAGTAGGTCTGGCCTGGCGTCAGGCCGACGATCTCATACCGTCCATCCGGACGGGGTGACCCTTCGTAACCATCGGTCCACGGCCCCGCCGCGCTTGGCCCATGTTTGATGATGACCGCAACGATATCCGTCGTCTCGATCGGCAACTCAATCACGAAGATCGGCTGCGAAACTCCGTCGCTCGGAGGCTTGGGCACAACCGTCCAGTCCTCGGCGGCAGGTGGCGGCACGTACTTAGGATCGACGGCCGACAGGCTGGGCGACGGGGCCGGTTGCGCGGCCTGCCCCAGAGCCCAGGCGTGCTTGCCGTCGCTCTCTGAGCGCAGCTCCAGCGTCACGCTCGCGGCCTGATGGTTCGTCGTGGCGCGGCGGACGATGAACTTCTGACCGGCCAGAGCCAGTTCGGGCACGTCGACCTTGATGCAGTCGCCCGGATGGACGTGCATCAGGTGAACCTTGGACGGCAGGGTCATCACACAGGATGAAACCCCGCATCGCTCCTGCTCGATGCTTACGGAACGTCTTAAGGTCTCGACCCAACCCGCACAGGCGAGCGAGCACCGTCTCGTTGTCCGGCAGGGATCCGGCTGGCAGTTGATGCCAGGCGGCCGCCCACAGCAGCACTGCGTACCAGCAGGCCTCTGGATGCTCTTCGGCGGCCAGATCACTGTCCCTCAGGCGAGCGACCTGAAGGGGCATGAACGGGAAGTCCTGAAGATCGCAATCGGCGGGTGTCAGTGGAGCGGTCATCATTGGCCCCCAAACGAGTAGATAGGCTCGCGCGGCCCCGCGTCGTAGCGGTCCTGCCGAGCCAGATTGCTGAAGCGGGTCAGGTCATCGTCGAAGGCGAGTTTGACGGTCCCGATAGGGCCGTGGCGCTGCTTGCCGATGATGACCTCAGCGAGACCGTCGACCTTCGACATCTCTTCGGCCCAGGTCAGGTGCTCCTGCGAACCCTCGCGCGGTTCGGCGCGGGCGACGTAGTAGGCCTCGCGGAAGACGAACATGACGCAGTCGGCGTCCTGCTCGATCGAGCCCGACTCCCGCAAATCGGAAAGCATGGGCCGCTTGTCGTCGCGTGTTTCGACCTGACGCGACAGTTGAGAGAGGGCGATGACCGGGACGTTCAGTTCCTTGGCCAGAGCCTTCAGGGCGCCGGTGATGACCGAGACCTCCTGGGTGCGATTGCCCTTCACGTCCGTGGTCATCAGTTGCAGGTAATCGACAATGATCAGATCGACGCCATGCTTGCGGTGATGGCGACGTGCGCGGGCGCAGAACTTGGCCACGTGAATGCCGCCGGTGTCGTCAATGTGCAGGGGGATGGCGTTCAGCCGCTCTGCTGCCTCGACGTAGTCGCGCATCTCGGTATCGGACGCCTGGCCCTTCCTGATGCGGTCTCCCGAGACGCCGCTGGCGTCGGCCAGGATGCGCGCGGCCAACTGCTCCTTGGACATTTCCAGCGAGCCGAAGAACACCCGTCCGCCGTCTAAGGTCTTACGTCCGCCGTCTGGCGTCGGCTCCCAGCGATAGTTGCGGGCGACGTCGAAGGCGATGTTGGTCGCCAGCGCCGTCTTGCCCATGGAAGGACGGCCCGCGAGGATCAGGAGGTCTGACGAGTGAAGGCCGCCCAGCTTCTGGTCCAGATCAATCAGACCGGTCGAAATCCCGGTGAGCTTTCCATCACGCTTGAAGGCAGCCTGAGCCATGGCGACGGCGCCGCTGGCCGCTTCACTGAAGGATGCGACTGCGCGCACCTGCCCGCCGTTCTCGGCAAGGCTGAACAGGACATTCTCGGCCTGCTCGATCAGGTCGCGCGCCGTCCGCTCATGATCCTCCACAGATGCAGCGATGTCCCCCGACACAGCAAGAAGACCCCTGCGCATGGCGAGGTCATGAACCTCGGCCCCGTACTGGCGGGCGAGCGACGAAATGGCGCCGCCGCTCATCAAGTTGACCAGCCAGGAGATGGCAGGCACGCCGATCAAGGCGGGATCGCCCTCGAACCGCGGGGCCAGAAGACTCGCTTCAGCTACGGCCCCACGCCCAACCGTTTCAGAGATAGCCGCGAAGAGCCGCTGATGGAGTTCCAAAGCGAAATGCTCCGCCCTCAGGTCATCCGGTAAGCGGTCATAAGCGCCGTTGTCGTTCAATAGTGCGCCCAGGAGCGCCTGCTCGGCATCAAGATTGATCGTGCTCATCCCGCAGCCCTCAGCGGCATAACGTTCGAGGCAGACCCAGCGGCGACGGCTCGCAACGCCACCAGCGCACGCAGGGCCTCGTCGATCTCTTTCAGGGAGGCGGTAGCATCGGCCTTGCTGAAGTCGCCGTCCGCCGCACGTCGGATGACCTCTGACAGAACGTCACCGGACTCAGCCGCATAGTCGGACAGGGCGATCTGCAAAGCGCGCGGCGTCACATCCCCAATGGGCGGCAGGAAGACCCCGCCAGCCAACAGGGCCAGATCCTCAGCCAATGCTGCCGCCCCTGCCCGACTCAGGGCGCGTGCTTCTTCATAGGACAGCGTGGCCTTGCGCCGCTGCTCAACGTCGGGATCGGCCGCCTTGTATAGCCAGTTGTCCTGACGCTGGATCAAGTCAGCCGCCGTCGACAGCCCCCCGACTTCGTTGATGGCGCGGGTCAGCGCATGGTGGAGAGAGCCGGGCTGACGCGGCTTGGTCGGCTTGAATGGCGTGGTTGTCATTCGGCCCCCAAAGCGGTCTGGCTGTTGTGGGTGACGGCTTGGCTGCGTGGGCTCATGGTTCTGGTCATGGAAGACCAGTACGAAGCCTGGAAACGCCAGACCGAAGCGCGGCTTTGGTATCTGGAGGACGCCGTGAAGCCCCAACGGATACGCCGAGCGGTGAACGGCAAGCCCCTGCCCCCGCCAGCATATGAGCCGGGCGAACGCTTTCCGTTGACCAAATGGCTGATGGTCCGGCTCGACGCTCTGGAAGTTCTCCTGCGCGTGCTCCTCGACGCGGATGCCGCGCGATCAGAGGACCAGCTCGATTGCTCGACCCTGGAAGACCTGATGCGCCCCACGCTGGAGGAGTTAGAGGCATGGTCGGAACGGCAGGTGGAGCCCCCAATCGAGATCAGGGAAACGATGGCGGCCGTCCTGTTTGCGCGGGTCGTCATGCTGGAGGACCCGACTTGGCCGTTGCATCGAGAGGGCACCGAGTGACCGGCTCACGCGCAACGAGAAGTGCAGCCAGCGCCTCCTCGGCCTGTCTTAGGCGCCGAAGGCCGACGTCTGATGACCCGGATGCGATCTGTCCCAACCTCTTGCCATCGTTAAAAAGGCGCGTTGACAGAGTCGATCGCGTCATCTGCAGGCGCGCGGCCGCGGAGTCGCAACGGCACACAAAGCAAGCAAGCTCATCCATGGGCGCTGTTATCGGGGCATACCCCGGATAATGTCAATCCCACCCCGACTTCATCTGGCTTGCGCGATGGGGGATAACCCGAGCATGATTTCAACGCTGAGAATCGAAGAGCGAATGGCGGAGATGGGACTCAATCCCTTCTCAACAGCCAAAAAGGCCGGCCTAGGCCCTGACTATGTCCGCGACCTACTGAGGGGGAAGGTGAAGCAGCCGTCCGCCGCCAAGCTCAACGCTCTCGCCATCGCCCTGGACTGCTCACCCAGCTACCTCATGGGCCTTGAGGATGCGAAGGGCGACGCGCCATTTGAGTTTAGCAACCAGACGCGGTCCGCAAACTTGAGCGTCGAGTATCTCGTTAGGCCCGGATTTTTTGAGAGCCGAGAACAGCTCAGGCCCAAAATCCACCAATCGCATTGGGTCGTATCAACCAAACTGGACGGAGACGAGTGGCTTGAGGAGGTAACTGAGGACCTTTGGGATGGTTATTTCCGCAAGGGCGACCTCGTTCACGTGGTTCCACCCGTCGAGGACTACCTCAACTTTACCAAGCTCGCGGTCGTCGAGACGTGGCGACATGAAGGAAGCCTACTGGGGCGCTCCATCGAAAGGCTCGGGGGGGAGACGCCCTATCTTAGAATTGAAGGCCGCCTGCCCACTCGAAAGTGGACACTTGAACAACTGGTGGCTGGAGAGGATCAGGAATACGGGCAAGTGGTTGGCCTCGTAATCCGGCTTTACCGTTTCTTCGACGGCGGGAGAACGATAGAGCAGCATCCATTCTAGGGGCACACCCCGAACAATTGATTGACTCGGGGCTCACCCCGACTTAGCTTGCTCCCGCCAGCCAGGGAGACAGATATGTTGCACGCCGCTCAGTCCATTCCCCAAGAAGTCCGTTTCTCCCCCAGCGAGGGCTTTTCCTCGCCTCACAAGGAGAACGACATGTCCGCCACGACCGCAGAAACTGGATTCCACGCACCCGCCACGCGGGCGTCTCAGCAAGCAACTGCCGTCGCCAGCACGGCCAAAGCCCGATTGAAAGCGGCCAAGAAAACCGCGCTGGAGCGAGCTATTGCCAAGGCCGAGGCCTTTCTGCCGCAGTTTCAGCAGGTGTCGCGTGAAGTAAGCGAGGCAGCTACAGCGCTGGAGGGCATTAAAGGCCCCTCCTACGACGAGAGAATGGCCGCCAGAGCATTGGTTCTGATGCCCAACGAACTGTCCATCGCGAGAGACCCTGCCGAAGCGATTGTCCGCATCACTATGGAATATGGTGATGGGACAATCCGTGAGACGATACCAAGCGACACGAACTATCGCCCCTTTAGCCGAAAAGAGCTTGAGGAGTTCTGCGGCCGCCACGCCCTTGATGTGCCTCGATACCTCGCGCTTTGGGACGAATGGCAAGAAGCTCAACTTGCGGCCGAAAACGGCCTTAGAACGCCCGAGTTTGCGGCGGCCCAAGAGCGCTATGAAGCAGCGGAGAAGGCCTACGACGCAGCGTTAGATCAGATGGATCGACTTGCACATAAGATCCTTGGCGTGGCGGTATCGACGCCAGAGGACGCTCTAATCCAAATGGACGCCTATTCGCGAGTTCTCGAGGCGGCTGAAGTGTATGACCCAGCCTCAGAGCACGATCAGCATCGCCTCTATCAGGCCGCGATCAATGCGCTGAGGGCTGCCGCCGAGTCGGCGCGCGAGCTGAAGGCCGCCTGA